GTCGTGTTTTGACTTCGAGCTTGCTAAGATCGGGGTCTTAACTGATGAGAGTCTGGATAGACAATCTCAACTTAATCTTATAAATTTCTTTCTCTCTAAAGTGGAGAAGGAATGTTCACACATACAAATTAATTAAATGGCTGCAATCTCATTACAAAGAGAAACAACAACCAGTAAGTGGCAAGAGTTATGCGACTGGGTAACAAGTACAGACAACCGCATTTATGTTGGTTGGTTTGGTGTGCTTATGATCCCCGCATTACTTACAGCTACAACATGTTTTATTATCGCCTTTATCGCTGCACCTCCTGTTGACATAGACGGGATTCGTGAACCAGTTTCTGGCTCTCTTCTCTATGGAAACAACATCATCTCAGGGGCAGTTGTCCCGTCATCAAACGCCATCGGCTTGCACTTCTACCCAATCTGGGAAGCAGCAACCCTTGACGAATGGCTCTACAACGGTGGGCCATACCAACTTGTCATCTTTCACTTCCTTATCGGTGCGTGTGCTTACATGGGACGCCAATGGGAACTTAGTTATAGACTAGGGATGAGACCTTGGATATGCGTAGCTTACTCAGCTCCAGTATCAGCTGCACTAGCAGTATTTCTTGTCTATCCTTTTGGACAGGGGAGCTTCAGTGATGGTATGCCTCTTGGTATTTCTGGTACTTTTAACTTCATGTTTGTATTCCAAGCAGAACACAATATCCTTATGCACCCGTTCCATATGCTCGGTGTTGCTGGGGTATTCGGTGGAGCTCTTTTCGCTGCTATGCACGGAAGTCTGGTTACTTCCTCAATCCTTAAGGAAACAACAGAAGAAGTATCTCAGAACTACGGCTATAAGTTTGGTCAAGAAGACGAGACTTATAACATCGTAGCTGCACACGGTTACTTTGGTAGACTTATTTTTCAATATGCTTCTTTCAATAATTCTCGTGCTTTACATTTCTTTCTTGGTGCTTGGCCCGTGGTTGGCATATGGCTCACAAGTATGGGGATCTGCACAATGGCTTTCAATCTTAACGGCTTTAACTTTAACCAGTCAATAGTTGACACTAACGGTAAAGTTATACCTACATGGGCTGATGTCGTTAATAGACAGAACCTTGGTATGGAAGTAATGCATGAAAGAAATGCACACAACTTCCCATTAGACCTAGCGTCTGCTGAATCTACTTCTGTAGCTCTTACAGCTCCTGCACTAGGCTAATAGTCACGTCCGTTCATCCTTCGGGACGCATGAAACCTAAGCATGGAACGGGGCTTAGGTAGATGGAGATTACCATGAAAGTAACTTTCGTTTATCGTGGCATCACTTACACAAAATTTGTTAAGTAAGTGAAACGGGGGGGAGCACCTCAGAGTCGGACTCCCCTCTAATTGGTAAAAGCCTCTACGGAGACACCTTTTGCCGTCATGACGGTAGGGATAGACCTACAAACAGCTTGAGTCTTAGCTGATACATTTAAGATTCCAACAATTCTAGATCTAGAGACGATAACTAATACCCTACAAATAAATGGCACAACAGTCAACAAATAATCCTAGCTCACAAACCTTTCTGGGTAGGATAAATACTGCGACTAACGCTACAAATAATAGAGATTTGTATCTTAAATTATTTTCGGGCGAGATGTTTACTGGCTTCCAAAGGGAGACAATAGCTAGAGATCTTGTTATGAAGCGTACACTTACCAACGGTAAGAGTTTGCAGTTCATCTATACTGGACGCACAAGTGCGGAATACCACACTCCTGGCAACAGTATATTAGGAAACTCTGACAAAACTCCTCCAATAGCTGAGAAAACAATTACAGTCGATGATTTATTAATCAGCTCGGCTTTTGTATATGAGCTAGATGAAACGCTAGCACACTATGAAATGAGGGGTGAAATTTCCAAGAAAATTGGATATGCTCTTGCTCAGAAATATGATAGACTAATTTTTAGAGCTATCGCTAAAGGTGCTAGACAAGCTAGCCCAGTATCACTCACAGGTTTCGTAGAACCAGGTGGTACACAAATTCAAGTTGGTGCAGGTTCTGACGCTGACGATGCTCTTGATGACGGTCATCTTGTAACAGCATTTTATGATGCTGCAGCAGCTTTAGATGAAAAAGGAGTTTCTGATGATGGTCGGGTTGCCGTACTAAACCCACGTCAGTACTATTCACTTATAAAAGGTGCAGGTTCTAACGGACTAATTAACAGAGACGTACAAGGTACATCTTTACAAAGCGGAAATGGTGTAATTGAGATTGCAGGTATTCAAATCTACAAGTCAATGAACGCTCCATTCTTCTCTAAGTATGGTACTAAGTATGCTCCATCTTCTGGTGCATCAGCTGGAACTGACCTTGCTACAGGCGATCCTGGAAATACAGGTTCATTCGTATCTGAAGGTATTGAAACAGCTAATACAGCTACAGGCAACAACTACGGAGCTCGTCAGAACTACGGTGCTGCCTCTAACTTTGCAAACACATGCGGACTTATCTTCCAAAGAGAAGCTGCAGGTGTAGTAGAAACAATCGGCCCACAAGTTCAAGTAACTTCTGGTGATGTTTCTGTTGTTTACCAAGGCGATGTCATCCTAGGAAGACTAGCTATGGGAGCAGATTACGTGAATCCTGCAGCTTGTGTAGAATTGTTCGCAGGAACAACTACAAAGCCATCAGCTTTCTCATAATTATTCATTTATACGGGGACTTCGTGTCCCCCTTTTTTTTATGTCAGCAATAACTTACGGAGTGTCTACCGAACTAGATGCTGTAAACTCAATCCTGATGAGCGTTGGAGAATCCCCAGTTAACACTTTAGAGGTTCAAAGCCCCGAAGTGGCTATAGCACAGAAGACTCTAAGGCAAGTCTGCCGTGAGGTTCAAGCTGAGGGATGGTCATATAACACAGAGAATGAGTATCCTATCAATCTTGATGGGAACAACCAATGTATTATACCTAATAACATCTTACAAATAGATTTAAATATACATCAACATGGTAAAGATTTTGATGTAGTAAGGCGTACTGATAATGGTATAATGAAAGTTTATGATAAAAAAGGTCATACTTTTACCTTTACAAATTGCGAGAAATTATATTTTGATATTATATGGATGATAGATTTTCAAGATATACCACAACCATTTAAAGACTATATAACCTGTAGAGCCTCTAGAATCGCCTCTAACCGTATGGTAAACAATACTGAGTCTGCTAAGTTAATTGAAGCGGATGAAGCGGCTTTAAGAGCCTTAGCATTGCAGTATGAAACTAGGCAAGGTGATTATAATATTTTTAGTGATTTTCAATATCAGCATGATGCTAACTCTACCTATCGCCCATTTAAAGTATTAAGAAGAATGTAATGGCAGCAATCAATCAACGTATACCAAATTTTTTAGGGGGTGTATCTCAACAACCAGATAAAATAAAATTTCTAGGACAGTTAAGGTCGTGTGATAATGCTGTCCCAGACATAACATTTGGTCTTAAAAAACGTCCCCCTGGAGAATTTGTGGGAACATTAACTAATGCTACTTCAACAGGTCATTGGTATGAAATATTAAGAGATGGAGATGAAAAATATTTAGTACAAATCACACCTGCTAACAGTGGTAGCATGCCTATTAGAGTATGGGATTTGTCAAATGGCAACCCACAGACGGTACTTCCTAGTGCTGGATCTAGTGTGTATAATTATCTAGCTAACGCTACAGAGCCTTACGGGGTAACTACTATTCAAGACTATACTCTTATATCTAATCCACAAAAAACTGTAACTGAAAGCACTAGTAATTCACCAACAGCTTTAGACAGTGGGAATTATTCATTTGTAAGATTAGATACTATTGCTTATAATACTGAATATGTTTTATATAATACTACAGTAGCCAATCCTCCTACACCTAACACCTATTATAGAGTCACTTCTTTAAAAGTAGATTTTATTGGGCCAACTAATAGTAATGGTACAATTAATCTTGCTGGTTCAACATGGGGAAACCCAGATGCAGGTACACGATTTGCTGCCTCTGCACCTTTTTCATTTTCTGGTGGTACGGATGTTCAACTTACTGGAACTATTGATGGACAAGCTGCTAGTAATGTTATAGTTAATGGAGATAATATTACTGAAAATCTTGAGGGTAGTTTACAAGTAAATGGTGTTGCTTATATTGCAAATAACACAGCAAATTTTAATAATAATACAGGAGCAAGTGCTGACTTTTTAGGATATACTCAAGACTACGACAACCGTTACACAGCTACAATTACACTTAAAAACGGTGGTTTAATTAGATCAACTAGTAAAGCAACTGCAGAAAGTTTATATGTAACAGTAATTACAGGTAATGGTACTGTTAATCAACAGAAATATCGTGTTTCAGTAGAAGCTGTAGAAGAGGTACAAACATATCGAGATGTAACTGGAATAGGGTATTTTAAAACTCCTAAGAATCCTGATCAAGGTGTTTTATCTATGTCAACTATTTTAAAAGGATTAAAAGATTCTGTTAATAGTGGACTGGTTAATGTTTCTGCTGAAGTTATAGGTAGTGGTTTGTATCTTAATGGTACATCGGCAAAAAATGTGAACTTTCTAGGTGGTAGTGTAAACGAAAACATGAGTGTTATATCTACAACTGCACAGGATGTTAGTAGGTTGCCAAATATGAATAAGCATGGCTATATAGTCCAAGTATCTAATACTGCTGAACTAGATACTGATGATTATTATTTAAAGTTTGTAGCTGACAATGGTGTAAGTGGTTCTGGAAGTTATGAAGAATGTCTAAGACCTCATAATTTTAACGGTACGGAAACAATAAAGTTAGGCTTAAACCCTGACTCAATGCCACACGCTTTAATAAATAATCGAGACGGTACATTTACTTTTACTACATTAGATCTTGCTAATGCAGGTAGCACTGAGAATTACTGGAAAGACAGAGAAGTAGGTGATAATGTATCAAACCCTATGCCATCCATAGTTGGTAAAGAAATAAGTAACTTGTTTTTTCATAGAAACAGATTAGGTTTAATTGCTGATGAACAGATAGTAATGAGTCAGCCAGGGTCATATTTTAATTTATTTACTGTTTCAGCTATAGCAGCTAGTGACAATAACCCAATAGATATAAGTGTATCAGATATAAAACCAGCATTTATAAATCATACATTACCTATAAATAAAGGGGTAATGATGTTTAGTGATAACGGTCAGTTTTTATTATTTACAGAATCTGATATATTCAGTCCTAAAACTGTTAGGTTAAAAAAAATAGCTAGTTATGAATGTGACTCAACTATACAGCCTGTAGATCTTGGTACATCCGTGTTGTTTACATCTAGTGTATCTGCGTATGCTAGAGCATTTGAAGCTGTTGTTGTAGACGATGATGCCCCTGCTCAAATTATAGAACAAACTAGGGTTGTACCAGAGTTTCTACCAAAAGATATAACTATGTCAGCTAACTCAGCATCTATAGGTATTACTACATATGCTAAAAAAAATGATGGTTTTTGTTATCATTACAAGTATTATAACGCTGATAATAAAAGAGAACAATCTGCATGGTATACTTGGAGTACCCCTTTAGGTACTTATCAGCATATGTTCTATACAGGTGGTAATTTTTTTGCAGTTGTATATGCAGGTGGTACGTATAAACTATGTAGACATGAGTATGTAACTGATACAACTTCTGATAGAAGTTATACAATAACTGATGGTTCTACTCCTTCACTAAGTAGTCAGGTTGGTACAGATAGGTCGTTTGAAGCCCATTTAGAGCATATGACTATACCTAGTTCTATAGCTGGTTATAGTCAGAGTACTACTGAACCTGCTAGATCAGTAGTTAGTGTACCATATACTGTGGGCAGCAACCCAATAGGTTTCTACATGGTTGGTTTGTCTGGTACTGATGCTTTTGGAGAATCTATAGCAGGTGTTGTGAAATCTGCAGATTCATCATCAGGAACGACTGCTACCTTTAATAATATAGTTCTATCAAGTTCAAATTCAAAAATTGCTGTAGGGTATCTATATATTACTCAGATTGAATTACCTACATACTATGTAAATTTAGGTCAGAATGCTTACGATACAGATGGTGAGTTACGTATATCTGGTATGAACTTTGAAATAGGAGAAGGTGGTCATATGATGTTTGCATTAAAAAATAAACTTACATATGTTGATTCTGCTGGTAATGTAGTCAAGGATATTGACGATTATGTACAACAGGAGACAGGCATAATAACTGATTATAGTAAAGCAAATACACACGCCTCACAATTAACTAAAAGTGTACGAGTACCAATACAACGTAAAAACGACAAATATATTCTTGATATATATATGAATCAACCCTTTTCCACCGCCTTAATCTCAGCAAGCTGGGACGGCATTTACAACACCAAACGACATGTACGAAGGTAAGTATATCCAGACCTGCACTCCAGAGTTAGCTCTAAGTGTGGGTCTGAACTTACGCTATGAAGATAGACGTGAAGCTGAAGAAACCTCTGGATTAACTGCAGAGGCTTCTGTCATTCAATCCTTTTATGATTCTACATATTCTGTATACTTTACGGTTCCCAACGGCAAGGCTGCTGGAGTGGCGGGAGTAACTCCACAAAATGTTATATGGATGTTATGTACTGATGCAAGTACAGAGTTTCCACATACATTTGTGAAGGAGGCAAAACGCTGGGTAAATAGTTTACTCAATCCTTATTTATGTAACCAAGCAGATATGAGAAATGAAGCACATATAAAACTACTTAAACTTTTAGGATTTTCTTTTATTAATTATCATGTCTACAATAATGTCCCTCTTATACAATTTATAAAACCATGTGCGATCCCATTGCATTAGGAATTATTTCTGGTGTTGGTTCAGCTGTTACTGGTATTGCCGAGCAAAACAGAGCACATCGAGCACAAGTCGATGCAGTCAATCGTAGCAATCAAATAGCCAGACAAAAATACCTAAATGATATTCAAATCTCAGCATTTAACGATCAACGAAAAGGGGAAGTATTTACAGCTCAATTACAAGCTGATGCTGCCTCAAGAACTGCTTTCTATAAGCAAAGAGAATTAAATCAAGTCGAAGCAAATAGAGCTAGTGAATCTGCTCAACAAGAGCTTCGAGAAAAAATTACAGAATCTTTATTTTCAAGTCAAGAAAACTTAGCTAAATCTATTCAAGCTCAGGGTACAGTTCTTGCAAGCGGACAACAAGCTGGTCAATCTATGATGTTAACATTAGACCAAGCTGAACGAGACTTAGGATTTAGTCAAGCACAGTTAGATGCTTCTATATTTGATGCAACAAAAGCATTTGGTCTCAAACAATTTGGTGTTGACCTTGACCAATTCTCAAGTGATGTTAGTGCATATAATAGAATCACTACATCTGCACCTGTAGCACCAGCTGCTTCCTTTAAAACAATACGACCTATTAAACAACAACCCCCAGAAAAACCATCTATACTTGGCCCACTACTTGGTGGATTCAGTGCAGGTGTATCAGTCTATGGAGGACTTAAAGACTAATGGCATACAAAAGAAATACCTCGTTTACTGGTTATCGTTCCCGTCTAACTACTGATGAATCAAGAGAGTTAGCAAACGCTGCTAAGGCTGCGGATAAACAAAGGGTAGAACAAGTAAAAGGTATGGAGAGAGCAAGCTCTCAACAAATAACAGAATTAAGTCGTTTGTCTGACCTTGAAGCAAAGGCAGACGCATACGAAATACAGAACTTAGCTAAATTTAGTCAATCACTAAATAGTGCTTTACAAACTGGTGCAAAGGTACTAGGTAAAGACTATATTGACAAAAAGCGTACAGAAGCTATTAATGATTATAGAGCAGGATTAGCAGGTGATCCAGATGCTTTAGCTAGAACTGCTCCTAATGAAGAACAAGTAGCTGAAATAAATGATAAGCTTAATAAATTAGAAATAGAAACTCAAAAGAAACTTACTGAAGCAGAACGTAACGAAAAGTTTCTTAACTATGAACAAAAGTATAGACTATTAAATGCTAAAAAGGTAGGCAGAAACTATGCTTATGGGTATACAAAAGCCCATATGATGGAAGCTGCTAATGGTTTTTTACCTTGGTTTATAAATCAAACTAATGAAAACAAAGAAGAAGTTGAGTTTGATGATGGTAGGAAAATTACAATAAATGAGTATGATACATTAAATTCTGCTGCTGATAGATACGCAGTAGAAAATAGATTAATAAAAGATTATCAAGATATACATAATATCAGTGGTGTTAACTATAAGATAGTAGATACTTATTTAACACAGAATGTAACTAAGCAACTACAAGCATATAGAGATAAAAAACTAAATGATGAGATACA